TCTACCAAGCCTATCTCGAACTGCACGAGCACCCGGCGATCTTCACGGCCATCAACGCCGACTCGATGGAGATCTACACCGAGCTTGTGCCCTTTGACGCGGCGCTGGCCCAGCGCATGTCGGATCGGGCGGTGAAGGTCATCACGGCGACCGAGGCGGGCGAACTCCTGCCGCGAGCCTTCAATGACCCGACCCACTTCGAGTGCCGGATGTGCACGTGGCAAGACCGCTGCTGGAGGACGCAATGAACCATACCCAATCAAGAGCACCTGCGGTGGAGCCAATGGTGGGTGCGTATCAAGCCGCTCGCCTCATGAATCTTCCGCCGTACTACTTCACCAAACCACGGTGCCGCGTCTCGAAGCGCATTCCGCACTACCGCGTCGGCCAGATGGTTCGCTTCCGAATGTCGGAGCTCACGGCATGGGCGGCTACACAAGGAGGCGCGCATGAGTGAATACCGTGTCCACATCGCCGACGTGATCGGAGGTGTCGCCGATGCTTGACTTCAACGACACCCAACCATCTATCGAGCCCAGGCGCATCCTCAATGACAGCGAACGCGAGGAGCTTCGCGGCGAACTGATTGCCCGCCTGGAGTCGGTGCTAACCACGATGTTCCCGGCAGGCAAGAAGCGTCGAGGCAAGTTCCTCATAGGCGACGTGCTGGGCAGCCCTGGCGACAGCCTCGAGGTCGTGCTCGATGGCGAGAAGGCCGGACTTTGGACGGATCGCGCCACGGGCGATGGTGGCGATATTTTTGCGCTGATCGCCGAACATTTGGCGCTAGACATCCACACCGACTTCAATCGTGTGCTGGATGCGACTGCTGACCTGCTCGGTCGTTCGCGGAAAGTGGAAGTGCGCAAGGGCAAGTCGCTGCCCCCGGTCGATGAACTCGGCCCGGCAACCGCCAAGTGGGACTACCTTGACGCAGCGGGCCATCTCATCGCCGTGGTGTACCGCTATGACCCACCTGGGCAGAAAAAGCAGTTCCGGCCCTGGGATGCCAAGCGGCGCAAGATGGCACCGCCCGATCCGCGCCCGCTCTACAACCAGCCGGGGATGGCAAACGCCGCGCAGGTGGTGCTGGCCGAGGGCGAGAAATGTGCACAGGCCCTGATTGACGCGGGTGTGGTGGCCAGCACGGCGATGCACGGCGCGAACGCCCCGGTCGACAAGACCGACTGGTCACCTTTGGCGGGCAAGGCTGTGCTGATTTGGCCCGACCGCGACAAGCCGGGCTGGGACTACGCCACGCAGGCGGCGCAGGCCATCCTGTCGGCGGGGGCGAAGTCCTGCCATGTCTTGTACCCGCCCGAGGATGCCGCCGAGGGCTGGGATGCAGCCGATGCCATCGCGGAAGGCTTCGATGTCTCGACCTTCCTCAGCCACGGCCCACGATTGCAGATGCACGACGTTACCGACGATGCCGAGCCGGTGGTCAGCAGCGATGAGTCGGTGTGGGGCACGGAGGATGCGCTGGCGCTGGCGTTCACCCGCCGCTACCACCGCGACTGGCGCTACGTGGCAACGTGGGGGCGCTGGCTGGTATGGGACGGCACCCGTTGGCGTACCGAAGACACGCTGGCGGCCACCGATCTGATCCGCAGCGTCTGTCGCCACGCTGCCTTGCGTGCTGACAACCCGAAGATTGCCGCCAAACTCGCCAGCTCCAGCACGGTCGGTGGTGTGGAACGGCTAGCGCGGGCAGACCGCAGGCACGCGGCCACCACCGAGGAATGGGATGCCGATCCGTGGCTGCTCAACAGCCCCGGTGGCGTGGTCGATCTCAAGACCGGTCGCAAGCGCCCGAACGACCGCGCCGACCGGATGACAAAGATCACGACGGCCTCACCGAGTGGCGAATGCCCGCAATGGACGGCGTTCCTGTCCGATGTCACCGGTGGCGATGCCGACCTGCAGGCCTACCTGCAGCGGATGGTTGGCTATTGCTTGACCGGCGTCACAAGCGCTCACGCACTGTTCTTCCTGTACGGCACCGGTGCCAACGGCAAGAGCGTCTTCGCCAACGTGATCAGCACCATCCTCGGCGACTACGCCGCCACGGCGTCGATGGACACCTTTGTCGAAACGCGTGGCGACCGCCATCCGACCGATTTGGCCGGACTGCGCGGCGCGCGCTTCGTGACGGCCATTGAAACCGAGCAGGGACGGCGCTTGAACGAGTCCAAGGTCAAGGCCATCACCGGCGGCGACAAGATCTCCGCGCGCTTCATGCGCCAGGACTTCTTCGAGTACACGCCGCAGTTCAAACCGGTGATCGTCGGCAACCACAAGCCTGCCATCCGCAACATCGACGAGGCGATGAAGCGGCGAATGCACCTGATTCCCTTCACGGTGACGATCCCACCCGACCGGCGTGATGCACGTTTGACCGAAAAACTGCTCGCTGAGCGAGACGGAATTCTGGCGTGGGCCGTGTCCGGATGTCTTGCGTGGCAGCGCGAGGGCTTGAAGCCGCCCGCCAGCGTGGTGTCGGCGACGGAGGAGTATTTCGAAGCCGAAGACGCACTGGGTCGCTGGCTCGATGAACGCTGCGTGCGCACCGCGAACGCCAAATCGCTGACAGCAGAGCTCTTCACCGACTGGAAGCAATGGGCTGAAGCATCGGGCGAATTCATCGGTTCGCAGCGCCGGTTTTCCGATCTGCTCATTACGCGCGGAGTGGAGAAGTGGCGCAACAGCGTGGGCGTGCGGGGATTTCAGGGCGTTGGCCTCAAACACCCGCCCACGCCTGCTTACACCCCCTACGCGGACAACTGACCCCCATGAAAACCACGCCGCCTGACGCATCTGACGTTCTTGCACGTAACTCTCTATACGCGTGCGTGTGTGCGCGCCTCAAGGGAAGTTACGTCAAGCCGTGTCGGATGCGTCAGGCCAGCCAAGACAAGGACTGACACCATGACCACCACAATCCTCGCCCTCGATCTGGGCACCACCACCGGCTGGGCGCTGCGCAGCAGCGACGGCCACATCACCAGCGGCTCGGAGAGTTTCCGGCCGCAGCGCTTCGAAGGCGGCGGAATGCGCTTTCTGCGCTTCAAGCGCTGGCTCACCGAGATCAAGCAATCCTGCGACGGGATCGACTGCCTGCACTTCGAGGAAGTGCGCCGCCACGTTTCCACGGATGCTGCCCACGCCTACGGTGGGTTCCTCGCCACACTCACCGCGTGGTGTGAGCACCACCAGATCCCGTACCAGGGCGTGCCTGTGGGCACGATCAAGAAGCACGCCACCGGCAAGGGCAACGCCAGCAAGAACGAAATGGTGGCGTCCGCCCGTGCCCGTGGTCACACCCCAGCCGATGACAACGAGGCCGACGCGCTGGCCCTACTGTCCTGGGCTGTTCACCACCACGACGTTGGACAGGAGGTGTGACGTGCGCAGCCCTTGGACGATTGAGGACGTGGCTGCACGCTTTGAGGATGCGGCATCCACTGGACGACGCCTGCCACCAGTACGTGTGCAGGGCTACTTCAACTGCTGGCCAGCCATCGTGCGCAGGGAGTGGGAGATGTTCGCTGCCGACGAGAAGGTCTATCGCCCCTACCCACCGAGCCCTGAGGCTATCGACCAAATGCTGGAGACGATGAAGTGGGTGCAATGGCTGGAAGTCGAGCAGCGCCATCTCGTGTGGATGCGGGCCAAGCGCTACGGCTGGAGAGACATCACGATCCGCTTTGCCTGCGACCGCACCACTGCGTGGCGGCGCTGGCAGAAGGCATTGCAGACGGTGGCTGACCAGCTCAATGGCTGCGTCGTCGCGGGATAGTCTTTGACCGCGAATGGGCGTGGATAGGCTGTCATGCGCTGCCATCGGACACCAGCAGCGGCTTTTGCCCCTGCAACAAAACAGCCCGGTCGGGGGTAGTATTTCGGCTATCTTCTGGACAGCGGTGACGGTTGAGGCGATGGGCCCAGGCAAAAGGGGTCCTTCCTTCCCAAATCGCAATGCGGGGGGCGCGAGCGCGGCATTGCGCTAGCGTCCGACTGCAAACCGAGGTTTGCAGGGTTTGCAGTTTGCACCCCGCCACCATCCAGCATGCATTACGAACCCGCCCACGCTCTGAACGTCGGC